GCATTGCACCCGATGAAACATACACCTGCCCAGAATTGGTTGGCCAGGCGCTGGAGTCTGGTGGATTCATTTCAACAATAGCCAGCGCAGCCGCCTCGTTGACAATCCGCGCCTCTGGCCGCGAAATCACTTAAAGGAGAAACAGCATGGACAAATTCATGATGATGCCCAAGGGCTTCATGGGCCTGCCGGTCGAGGAAGAATTCATCACCGCAGCCGAAAACAAGAAGAACACCCAGGTGGTGATCGACGACTGGATGCTCGGCCCTGAAAAGCCATCCAACGAACCCACAGCCAACAAAGTTTATTGGGTTGCACTTGGCAAAGCCATGCAGGTTGATGAAAAAGAAGCCCGTCGTCGTCGCTGCTCCAACTGCGAGTATTACGACAACAGCACCATGACCCAGGCCAAGATGGAGCGCATCCCGCGCAACGATTGGGACACCGATGCCGGTTTCCGTGGCTACTGCAACAAATTCGACTTCATCTGCCATGACTTGCGCTCCTGCCAGGCTTGGGAAGAGCGCGAATTCGAGATGGATTGAACAGACCATGCAAATATGGGACAATCTGGCCGCTGAGTCACCAAAGCCGCCAGCAGCTTGCCCTAAACAGGAGTTGCACATGTCTGGTATTGATTGGCTCAAAGAAAACCTGCAAAGGGTTTTCATGCTGCCTGCGCCAGTCGTGGAATGGCTTGTCATGGTCTACGATGCCATTCAGGTGTTTGACGATGTTGCTGATGGCGACACAGTTGAGCGCAAAGACCTGAATGCCGCCATCTGGAACACACTGGTGGGCATCCACCAGAATCCGTTTTTTATTGCCAACAGCCACCACTTGGTGCCATTACTGGCCACAGCAATCATGAAGTGGCAGGCATCCGACACAGCAGAACGCGAAGGCCAAGCCGATGCCAGATCATTCATCTGGCGAGCTGGCTTCTACGACCTGATCTTGATGGCCGTCTCACTCACACATGGCCCAGGCTTTGCCACAAAAAATGCTCACCTGGTCATGCAGTTGTACGGCGAAAAATTTGAAGACTACATGAAGGAGTTCGGCGATGCCTGATCCAGTAACGGCCCTAGTTGTGGGCGGAACACAAGTCGTTGGCGGCATGATGCAAGCCGACGCAGCAGAAGACGCAGCAAATATTCAAGCTGGCGCAGCAGGTCAAGGCATTGCAGAGCAGCGCAGGCAGTTTGATGCTCTCCAAACTCTCCTCAAGCCATACACAGAAGCAGGCGTCCCAGCACTTGAAGGTCAGCAAGCATTCCTTGGTCTACAAGGCCCAGAGGCCGAACGTGCAGCCATTGAGCGCATCCGAGGCGGTGAGACCTTCAAAGCCATGGCACAGCAAGGCGAAGAAGCCTTGCTTGCTCGCGCATCAGCCACTGGTGGCCTTCGTGGTGGCAACATCCAAGGCGCACTGGCTCAGTTCCAGCCGCAGCTCTTGTCCAGCCTCATCGAGCAGCAATATGGCCGTTTGGGTGGCCTTGCCTCCATGGGTCAGCGCTCTGCTGCTGGTGTTGGCGCTGCTGGCACCGAGATGGGCGTCAACGTGGCCAACCTACTCGGCCAGCAAGGTGCAGCTTTAGCAGGCGGCGAACTTGGCCAGGCCAAAGCCTATGGCCAGATTTTGAACATGCCAGCACAATTCCTTGGGATGCAAATGGGTGCTGGTGGAAAAGCTGGAATGGGCTTAGGCAACATGTTCAGCGATCGTCGACTCAAGAAAAACATCAAGAAAATCAGCACACGACCTGATGGCTTGAACGTCTACGAATTCGATTACATCTGGGGTGGTGGTCGTCAAGTTGGTTTAATGGCACAAGAAGTGCAGGGCGTGTATCCAGACGCTGTGTCTGAATCTGATGGTTACTTGATGGTCAACTACAGCAAGGTCTAAAAACATGGCACAGATCAACCCATTCCAAGGCCCAATTAACTATGCAATCGATGTGCAAAGCCCTTTTGAGGCAGCAATCGGCGGCATGAAAGTTGGCGCAGCCGTTGCAGATGTGCAAGCACAAGCACAGGCACGTGAACAGGCAAAAACAGCACAAACAGAATTAAAAACACTGTTTTCAAATCCAAATGCAAAAGCAGCAGACTATGCACGCGCTACGGCTTTCTTGCCAAAAGATCAAGCCGAAAGCGTGCGCAAGTCTTTTGAAATGCTTAATACCGAACAGCAACAGAACCGCCTATCGCAAAGTGGTCAAGTCTATTCAGCCATGCAAGCCGGTCAACCAGAGGTGGCAAAATCACTGCTCAAACAGCAAGCTGAGGCCTACACTGCTTCAGGCCGTCCAGATGAAGCCAAGGCGATTGATACTTACATTAAATTGATCGACCTTAACCCAGCAGGAGCAAAAGCCACCGTAGGTTTGATGCTTGCTGGCGTGCCAGGCGGCAAGGAAATGCTGGAAAACATTGATAAAACTTTGTCCACCACTAGGACAGAGGCGCAAGCTCCAAGCAAGTTGCGTGAAGCCGTGGCAGCAGCAGACAAAGCAGTAGCAGATGCCACCACAGCGCAGGCCACAGCCACCAATGCAAGTGAAACTGCAAAAGCTGATGCTGAACTTAAACGTGCCCAAGCAGACAAAGCCAAGGTTGATGCCAAGTTTGCAGAACAAAGCACACTTGCAGACCTCAAAAAGAAAGCTGCTGATCTTGGCTTGACTTCTGCTCAGACTGGTTCTGCACTGGCCACGACTAAAAAGCTGAATGCTGAAATTGCCAAAGCAGCTTTGGAACTTGAGGCACTCAAGGCAACTGGTGGACGCGATCCAGAGAAAACATTTGCCCAGGAAGAAAAAATCCGCAAAGAATGGCAAGGCCGCAGCAAGGTGTATGGCGAACTGCAAGGCACATTTAACAACATCAAAGCCTCGGCAGACACAGGTAACGGCCCTGGTGACATCGCCTTGATCACCAGCTTCATGAAGATGCTTGATCCAGGCTCAGTGGTGCGCGAAACAGAATTCGCCACCGCACGTGACACGGCCGGGCTGTATACACAGTTGGAGAATAGGCTACAAAAAGCCCAAGACGGTCAACTTCTCAATCCTACCCAGCGCAAAGAATACGTCGCACTTTCCCAAAAATATTTGGACTCAGCACAGACAAAAGCCAATCAGGAAAAGAAAGACTTGGGAATCGTGGTTAAAAACTACAAGCTAAATCCACAAAACGTGTTTGGTGCTGAACAAACACCGCCACCACCATTGCCAACCAGTGCAAATGTAGGTGGAAAAACTTATCCAAGACCTGCCAACTTCACTGATGCGCAATGGAGCGACTATCTCAAAGCCAACGGGGTGATCCAATGAGTCCTGAAGAATGGCTGAAGCAACAACCCCCGCAGACATTCAACGTCCAAACGGGCGAAGGTAGAAACGTTGCCGTTGATGTAAGGTTTCCGACAGCGGAAGAATCAACCGCGCCAGCACCACAAGAGCAACCAGCGACACCTGGCGTCACTCCCATGTCACCAGAGCAGTGGCTTGCCTCACAGCAGCCAGCGCCATCAACGACGGCCACAGGCCTTGCAGGTGCGGCCACCAGAGGTTTTGCACTTCCAGCCGCAGGTGCAGCCGCAGGCGCTTTAATTGGCGGTGCTGCCTCACTCCCTCTTGGGGGCATTGGCGCTATTCCGGGTGCAATCGCTGGTGCTGGTGCGGCTACCCTCGCAGGAATGGTCGCAGACCCCATCGTAGGCTCGATCAACAGCATGTTTGGCACCACCTACACACTGCCCACCGATGCACTGCAAGACTTGCTGTCCCGTGTCGGTGTTGCAGAACCAAGAACGGCAGCCGAGCGCATCGTTCAGACCACCGCAGCAGGCGCTGGAGGTGCTGGTGGCATGGTTGCCGCAGGCCAAACACTGGCCAAGGCTGCATCGCCCATTGTCAGCGGTGTTGGTAAAATGCTAGCCACAGCCCCAGGCTTTCAGCTTGCAAGCGGCGCATCAGGAGGTGCAGCAGGCCAGATCGCCAAAGAAGCCGGAGCTGGCCCTGTAGGACAGACCGCCGCAACTTTTGGTGGTGCGATACTACCTGCCGTGCCTCAGATCGTCAGATCCGCAACCCAAGCGACAGCTAGGGCAGTTGCACCTAGCGGTGCAGGAATTCGCAAACAGATCGAGCCAACATTCCGCGAGTCGGTGCAAAGCATCAAGGCCACCGTTGGCGAAAAGATCGCGCCAGAGAATCAGCGGATCATCAAAAGCCAACTGTCCCAAACCCCTGATTCTGTTGACTTGGTGAACTTCCGCATTTCAGGCACTCAGGCAGTGCCCGACAATGAGGCTGCATCGGCCATCAAGCAAGGCTGGAAAGACGGCACGGTGGCTAGCATTAAGGCAGCTACCGACAAAGACCGCAATGCTATGACCAAAATGCTCAACGTCTTCAAGATGGGCGAAAAAAGCGACAAATTCAGGGCCATGAACAGGCCAGCCGATATTCTTGGCGATACCGTGCAGTCCCGTGTTGACTTCTTGGCAAGCGCTAACCAGCAAGCTGGCAAAGCCATTGACCGCATAGCACAAAGCAGACTGCGCGGCCAATCCGTCAATTACGACCCTGCCATCAATTCATTCGTTGATGATCTTGGCGCAATAGGCGTCAAGGTCGAGATGGATCAAAACGGCATTGCCAAGGCGATCTTGCAAGGCTCAGACATTCAAGGGGACAAAGCAGCCCAACGCATCCTGAACAGCGTTCTGGAGCGTCTCAGCACAGACAAGGCGCCAGACGCCTACGGCGTACACACAGCCAAGCGATTTATTGATACCCAGGTCAACTACGGCAAGAAGAATTTGGCCAACCCGCTGACCTCCCAGGCAGAACGCGCCTTGAAGAATCTGCGCCGCAACCTGAACCAATCTCTTGGCGAGAAGTTCCCGGTCTACAAAGCCGCCAACGAAAAGTATGCCGACACCATTACGGCGCTTGACGATTTGCAAAGAGCAGCAGGCACGCAGATTGATTTCGAATCGCCAAACGCCAACAAAGCCCTCGGCACAGCCATGCGGAAGCTGACCAGCAACTACGGCACAAGGGCCAACCTGATCGACTCACTCGACCAGGCCAACCAAGTGGCCAGCAAGTACGGCATGAAAATGGAAGATGACGTTGTGAACCAGTTGATTTTTGTCAATGAGCTAGATCGCATGTTCGGCGCTGCTGCCGACACATCCCTCAAAGGCCAAAAGTCCCAGGCTTTGGAAACTGGAGTGGAAATTGCCAGAGGCAACGCTGCTCAACGAGCCATGGAGCTGGTGGCCGAGAAAGCACAGAACCTGCGAGGCGTAAACAAGGAAAACGCCATCAAAGCGATGGAAGAGATCCTCAAACGCAAGGCCAACCCATGAAGCCCTCAACGCCTTGCCACCAGTGCAGCCTTGAGCGACAATCCACCATCCAGGAGACTCCATAAATGTCCACGATTGAAGTTCAACCACCGTACCCAGCATTCGCTGGCACTGACGGCCTGCCGTTGGAGAATGGTTACATCTGGATCGGCACGGTCAACCTTAACCCCCAGGTCAACCCCATCGCAGTCTATTGGGACAGCGCCCAGACCATCCCAGCAGCGCTGCCAATCCGCACGCTCAACGGCTATCCGGTGTACCAGGGAAGCCCATCGCGCTTCTATGTAGGTAGCGACTACAGCATCCAGGTGCTGGACAGCAAAGGCAGCTTGGTCTACACCTCGCTGAATGGAAACGTATCTTCTGGGTCAGCAGCGGCCAATGCAACTGGTGATGGAACACAGACAATCTTTCCTGTCACCTCCACACCATTCGCAATCTACATCAACGGCGTGTACCAAAACCAGAACACCTATACAGTGGCTGGCGGTAATGTGACTTTCTCACAAGCGCCACCATTCACCTCGGTGATCGAATTCTTGGTTTAAGGAGACCGAAATGCTCAAGACAGTATCTTCAATTACAAACGCACTTGGTGCGTTGAACTTCAAAGGCACGTGGGATGCCAACGCAAACAGCCCTGCGCTGTCCTCCAGCGTGGGCACAAAGGGAGACTACTACGTTGTTGGCACTGCTGGCTCTACCAATTTGAACGGCATCAGCAACTGGGGCATTGGTGACTGGGCCACTTTCAACGGCTCCGTCTGGCAGAGAGTCGAGGGCGGTGCTGATTTAAATGGCGTGAACCTTTCCGTCTCAGGCACAAGCACCCTGTCAGCATTAACTGCATCGACAGCTCTGGCGCTGAACGCAAGCAAAGAGATCGTGAGCGTCACCAACACAGGCACGGGTAACAACGTGCTGGCAACGACTCCGACATTGGTGGGTGATGTCACCCTGTCCACTGGCAACCTTGTTGTGTCAAACGGCAAAGGTATTGATTTTTCACTAACACCGGGCACAGGCACAAGCGAGTTGCTGGCCGACTATGAGGAAGGTACTTGGACACCGACACTGGTAACAACCGGCGCTGGTTTTACTTCAATTACTTACAGTGGGTTTACCGGTGGTCGGTACATCAAAGTTGGAAGCGTTGTTCACATCCAATGCATACTGGCGACTGATGCGCTTACTGTTGGCGCAGCGTCCGGTAACGTACAGATCGGCGGCCTTCCTTTTGCTTCTGCTGCTGCGTCTTTGGGCCTTAACGGTCGGAGTGCTTTTAGCGTTGGTCAAGCATCTAATTTTGCAATAAACCACCCATCAGGTGCGTTCATAAACAACAGCTCTAGCGTGATATTTCTAATGTACCGTTTAACCGCAAGTGGTGGGCTTCTTGAGTTAGCGCCTTCCGACCTCGGTACTGGAGGCACAAATAACTTCATTTTGCTGTCCGGCACATACGTCAGCGCATAAGGAGCAATCATGGCACTAACAAAGGCTTCTTTTTCGATGATAACTGGCGCGCCAGCCAACATACTTGACTACGGCGCAGACCCAACTGGAGTTGCTGATAGCACTGCTGCGATTCAGGCGGCACTTGATGCTTCCGATGCGGTCTATGTCCCAACAGGTACGTTTCTTGTCACTGGTGCAGGTTTGACTGTTAGCCGAAAAGGTGTGGCACTGTTTGGCAATTCACGCAGCGCATCAATTATCAATTACACGGGCACAGGAACTTGCTTAAGTGCAATCATGCCGATAAATGAATTGCAACAAGGCCGTTTCTATCTCAGAGACTTGGAGTTTCAAGCCTCAGGCCCTGCGGAAAACGTGGCTACTGGTGTTTTTATCAAATGGACTCACAACTCAACATGGGTATCTGTAAGTTGGCGTAGATTTGGAAATGCCGTAGTTCCAAACACAGTCTATATGTTGCAGATATTTGGTTTTTACTGCCTTGGTTGGGGCGGTGCTAATGTAACTTTCCTAAAAGGCAATTTGGGAAAGTCTCGCCATTGGACAATTAAGGGCGGCAACGTCAACGCAGCAACACTGGACTTGACGCTGTTTGACAACTGCGTGTTTGAAGACATTGATTTTGAGCCAACGTCTGGGACATTAAAACTTGGCGATGAAAATACTTTACTGCGTTGCAGATTTGAACAATTTCCTAACAACCCACCGCTTTACTGGGCGGGTTATCGGACTGACCCTTGGATTACGCTTGGAAACCAATCTTTTATTCAGCAATGCACTTTTGCTTTTGAAGCAGCGCCACTTACTGCGCTAGTACCGGGGCAATATCTGGTCAAGTTTGAGGGGTTTAACTCTTGGGTTGACATGGGTTCTTACATGTTTGACGGCACAAGAACCGTCCAGTTTTCTGGAACTGCATTTAATAACACGGTAGTTATTCGCTACCCTGCCGACCAATTTTTTAACACAGGCAACAACCCAAACTACAAAGTTGCTTTTGACCAAGTTGTCAATAGTTCTGGTGGAGAAAATTATATTCGGTGGATTTACCAAAAAGACGTTTTGGAAGTCTATCAACAGGATGGTGTGTTTGCTACTGGCAAAGGATATTTTGAGAACCTGTTAACCCGTACAAGTGACCTTCCGACCAATGCGGGGGTATGGGATTGGACGGGTGCAAGCAGGGCCGCAAGTCCTACTTTTCCGGTTGGCTATGTGAATTCTGCTTACTACGTAAAGTTGGTTGGTACACTCATAGCAACAACCTACCAATATTACTGGACAGGAACTTACACTATTGTAGATGCAGGGTATTACACGTTTTCCTTTGCTTATAAGTCGTTTGGTGACCTCACTGCATTTTTCCAAGTTAACGGTAGCTTGCCAAACCCTGCGTGGCAGGATTTTACTAGGGCGGGGCAGTGGAAGCGTGCAAACTTAACGATGAAACTTAACCCCGGCGATGTTGTTTCGTTCCCACAAGTGCAATTAAGCTCCCCTACAAATGTTGCAACTGAATTCCTTGAACTGGGCGAATTGTCTTTTAACATAGGGTACTCACAGCCTTTTGTTGCCACTGCCGCAACAGCCGCTGGAGTACGTATTTAATTTTTATTGGAGATCAAAATGGCCTTAGAAAAAGTTACCTCTGTCGATCTGATTGAAGTTGTTGAAAACGGCTGTATTCAAGTTCGCACCAAGACCTCCATCAAAGAAGACGGCGTCGAAATCAACAGCAAGTTCCACCGCCACGTTGTCGTGCCAGGCGATGACTACAGCGCCGAGGACACCCGTGTTCAGGCTATCTGTGCGGCAACGCACACGCCTGAAGTGATTGAATCATACAAAGCAGCCATCGCTGCACAAGGAATCTGACATGTCAAACAATTCACAAATCGCATTTACACCCCTTGGCAAGACCATTGTGGTGGCAGCAGCCGCGACAGCTCCTGCTGGCATCCAGGCGCTTGTCTACGCCAAGTTCGACCCGCAGAACGCAGGTCAATATCGCTTCATCAACTCAGGCACGACCACCGTGTTCTTGGGCACTGGTACAAGCGCAGCAGAGGCAACTGCCGATGCCGTTGCTCCTGTAGCTGGCACGCCTTCGGACGCCATTGTTTTGGTGCCTGGTGCTGTTGAGATCCTGCGCTTTAACAAAGACACCTTCTTCAGCGGCCTAGCAGCAGCAGCCACCACCGTGTACATCACGCCAGGCCAAGGCATTTGATTGCAAAGTAAAACAAAGTAATTAGAATACTGGAAACTTTCATTATGGATGCAGTCATGGCCAATGAGATAGATCCCGTCAAATACGGCGTGCTTTGGGAGCGTGTGCAAGGATACGAGCGCCGGTTTGATGATATGAGCGCCAAGATCGACAAGATGGAGAATTCTGTCGAAAAGCTGGTGGCCCTCGCCAACCAAGGCCGGGGCGGTTTCTGGGCTGGTATGGCCTTTGTTTCGTTTGTCTCCAGCGGCGTGGGCTTTGCGCTCAGTTGGTTTAAAGGCCACTGAAATGTACAAGCTCGGCGTAAGGTCAAAGCAGCGGCTCAGGGGCTTGCATCCTGACCTGGTAAGAGTCGTCGAGCGTGCCATTGAAATCACGACGGTGGATTTCACCATCGTAGAAGGCCTACGCACACCAGAACGCCAAAAAATACTTATGGAGGCAGGTGCAAGCCAAACCCTCAATTCACGCCACATCACCGGCCACGCTGTTGATCTTGGGGCTTGGGTTGAAGATGAAGTGCGCTGGGATTGGCCGCTGTATCACAAAGTTGCAGCAGCCATGAAAGAAGCGGCCAAACAACTCGATGTGGCCATCGTCTGGGGTGGTGATTGGCGCACGTTTAAGGACGGGCCTCATTTTGAACTTAATCGAAAATCCTACCCATGATCCCCAAAGACAAACAACTGCATATCCTGATGGGCATCGGCGCTTGTGTTGTGCTGGCCGTTGTGCATCATGTGACGCTCGGTCTTGGCCTGCTGATCGGATGTGCTGCCCTTGGCATCTTTTACGAAATCCAGCAGTGGTATCGCAAAGAAGGCCAGCCTGAACTGATGGACGCCATCGCCACTGCCTCACCCGGCATCGTTGCGTACATTGCTCTGGAGGCTGTCAAATGGATCCGCTAACTATCCTCGCTGCCCTTGGCCCGTTGGCCGTTGACCTGGGCAAATCCCTGATCGGGCGCTTCATCCAGACCGACAACTACAAGCCCGTTAACGTGGACGAGTATGTCAAGATGCGCCAGCTTGATCTGGACATGTTCAAGGCCATGAATGACGCTGGCGGCACCAACCCCTCATACCCGTGGGTTGAGGCTGCTGTGCGCCTGATGCGCCCTGTTGTCGGCATCATTGTGCTGGGCACTTGGGCATACCTTGAGATGACCGGCAGCACTAGCGAGTCAGTGTCCAACTTCGCCAGCGCTGTCGGTTTTTATCTTTTTGGGGACAGGACTCTGTTTTACGCTCGAAAAGCCAAGTAGAACAGCACGGGCCAGATCATCAGGCCCAAGGTAGCCATCAGCATCCAGTAGGCCAGACACTTGATCTTGTAGCGCCAAGTGCTGACCGGCAATACTTCTTTGCCAACCCAAGCGGTTCTAACCGGGCAATCACGGCCCTGATTGCAGTTCCCGTACTCGTCGCAGCAGTTCATTTCTTTTCCATTAAACAAGTGCAGGTGTACCCGCTTGCGTCGTAGCCAAGGCCACGGCAGTGGGGGCAGATGTTACCCTCATCAGTGAGGGAGACATCCACAGGTGGTAGCCAGTCAAAGAGTTTGTCCAAAAGGTTGTTGAGCCAGTTCATGTGTTCTTCTCCTGTGGTGGTGTGCAAGTGTGGATAACGGTAAGGTCTGCTGTGCGCTTACCGCAGCGGGGGCAGAAGTTACGCTCCTGCTCTGGCTGTGCGGGTGGGGTGGTGTAGAGGGGTTGAACCTCTGCTCCCCATTCATTTGCTGTTTCTTTGGAAAATGCAATTTTTGTTCTACCCCAGTCATCTTTGTAAAGCCATGCCACAGGCTCCCCGCGCTCTGCGCTTTGCACAGGTGCTGCAAGGGTTTGAATTTCTTTTATTTGGCCAATTGAAGGCCACCAATCTGCATGATGACCGCAAAAGTCATAAATTGCTTTTTCAGTTGGTGTCATCGGTCTTCTCCATCAAAGTTTTCAATGTGTTCTTGCAAGCCAACGATGCGTGCTGCTTGGCGTGTCAGCATTACATCTTGGTCAGCCATCAGTTTTTCCAAATTTTTTATCCATGCATATGCTTCACGCAATTCGTCAAGAGTGATGCAATGAAGTTCTACGGATTTTTGATATTCGGATTTCCAATCAGGCTGCACACGTGCTGGCTGTGCTGGAATTGTTCCGATGCCAACATCACCAGTAACCGGGTCAATCCGAACCATGCCTCTTAGTGCTTGCGCCATATGCTCTGACAGGCCTTTGTGCGGCTTCTGTACAAGTGCTGCAAGGGCTTGCCTGTATTTGCGGCTGTCGCCTCCCAAAGCGTCAATGTAGTTAGCTGCGCCCTCCAGCGCCAGCTTCAATGCTTCGTCTTTCATGTGTTCCCCCTTGCTCGGATGGCTTCGGCTCGGTTATCCAGCAACTCCACGCCTTCTTCACCTCCAATGTAGTACTGAGCCTCTCGGCGATGATCTTCATCTGGCTCTACCAGCTTTGCACACGCCTCACGCTCATCAGCACGAACAAGGGCTTCAAAGCGTGCAAGCTCAATAAAATTGACGCACCACTGAAAGCCAACTTCGGACTCCACCTCACGGGCCATGTCTATGGTGTCTCTCATGATTCAATCCCCTTGATGTAAGCCGTCAGGCGCTTGATTTGCGACTCACGGAACTTGCACATCGACTCAGCGTACTCACGGCTGGTCTGGGCTTCCAGCAGCTTGCGCTTGGCGTCCTCCAGCTCACGCAAGGCAATCACCTCGGCACTTGGCGTAGACCACATTTTTTTAAGTTCTTGGATCATGTCAGCTCCGTTTCGGCCAACTCATCGGCCATCTTCGCCCAATACGCCTGGCTGATGCTCATCACCAGGATGCCCACTTGATCGAACTTGCGCTCAGACAGCACCTTGCCCAAGACGATCTTTTCATTCGCGCTCGACTCATCCAGCGCCTCGCAGATGTTCACCCCATCAAACGGGTCGCACGCCTCGCCATGCGTCAGCAGTTCAGCAGCTCGCGCCTCGATTGCAAAGTCCAAGCGCTCTGCCCGATCTTCGTCATCTTGGCGGCTGTTCATCATCATGGTGTTCATACAGCTCATGACGACCACCACGCGACCAGCAATGCGGCCATGCCGACACCAATTGCGAAAGCCAAGGCATAACCCCCAACCTTCTCGTAAAGCGGCTCTGTGCGGCCATAGCCCTGCACCCAAGTGCAGTCTGCAAAGTTTCGGGGTGTTGTGTAATTCTTCATGTCGTTTTCTCCTAAAAGGTGGGGCCAGTGGCCCCGGTTGGTTATTTAATTTTGATTTCGCCAAAAAACTTATCGCCTGTTGCTCGATATGCGCCTTGCTTGGTCAGTACAGACAAAGCACCAGCAAACTGCAATGGGCTTACACCTTTGACGCTTGCATTTGGCAGGTAGACCATGGCCCAGCGGCTTCCATCCTCATCTGTCGATTGGCAGCCTTCGTGGTTTGCCACCAAAGATTCGTAAACTGTGCGGTTGATCATCATGTCGGTTACTCCGGTTTGATTGTTGCGATGTCCACATCTTAACACACTATTTCACACAATCTCAAACATGGGACAAACCCTTATATCGCAGTGATCTCCACATCATGCGGCTTGCACTTCCCATCAAGCAGCTCATGTAGGCGTTTCTCGGTCAGGCGGTGGCAGCGAATCATGGCCCTGGCAGGCAGGACATCCAGCAGCGCGGCGTAATCCTCCAGCACAGCACGCACGGCCTGAATTCCAGCACCATCCAGCCGGATCGCGGCCCCGGTTAGGTTGCGGCGGCCAGCATGGGCCATCGTGGTGATCGCATCCATTAGCAGGCCAGAACTGTCCTCGCACACCTGCATGGTCTCGATCAGGGTCTCCATCAGGTTGACAGCATCTGACACTACCCGCCAGTCGTCTGTCGTGGGGCTTGGCGCTTGCTCCATTGCTACCAGCCCCTCGTACATCCTGGTCAACTGGTGGCGGCGGTACTCCACAGGCAACGGCTCGGTGGGGCTGGCCATCATCTCGTCCATGATGGTGTAGTGCTTAGGCCTGGCTTGCGCCCGGCGCTTACTTTTTTTCAACTTGTAATCCCATCTTGACGTAATGCAGAATCTGCGCGGCCAGCGTGCGTGTGTTTGCTTCAGCCATCTTTCTCAGTTCACGCTCCACATCCGCAGGTAACCGCATCGTCATATAGCGGTCTTTTACTTTTTCAGTCATAAATTACCTTCGTGTTGGTTAAAAAAAGCACTGATCTGCCCTTTTGCAGCCTCAGCACCTTTGCACACTTTAACACAATAACCCACTTCTTCGAGGTATTTGATCCAGTCCTTTTGCTCGGCACTGACCGCCCCACCCTTCGTGCGCTTCATCTCAATCCAAAGCTTCCAGGCAGGGATGAACAGATCGGGCACACCAGAGGAAACGCCCTCGGCCTTCAATCGGCCAGCGGCAGCAGGGCTTCGAATCCCTCCATTCGGGATGGCAAAGATTCGCACTCCTTTGTAAGTCTGGCGAAACCAGCGCACCAGCTCGCGCTGCTCCTCATGCTCGGTGGGTATGCGCTCGGCGGTCAAAATGGCAGCTCCCATTCCCACTTGGGGCACGCATCCACTTCGGCAG